TATATTCCTAAGTGTGATCCAGAACTTATTGATGAGTTCTATATGGATAAGAAGACTCTTTGGGAATTGACTCATAACGTAACTATCCTTGGAGCAAAAGCAGAACCTTATATTGAGAGACCTGGTGTTACTCGTAAGAAGAGTCAAGGTGTTTATAGTTTGATGAGGCAATCATGGATACAGAAACCAGAGAAGATGGAAGATGATCTTGACGAAAAAGAATTAGAGAAGAAAGTAAAAAATCTAAAGCATAAGATTGATACCTATATCAAGAGTGAGGATCCAGAAGCACTCAACACATTGGTAAAGAGACTTAGAGTTGGTAGAACTGTATCACTACAGAAGTATGGTGAGTATGGTTTTGAAAATATGGTTTTCAAAGAGTTAAGAAACCAAGGTTATATTGACAAAGTACGTTCAACTGTGGTAAACTTAAAATCCAAGAGTCTTTCTTTATGATCAAAATATTAATGTTGAAGGAGTACTCTCTAGTACTCATTGCTCGTGTTGAGGAGTTGACAACTGAATTGGGAGAACCTGATTGTAAGTTGATTGAACCATTTGAAATCAAAGGAGAATATATGGAGCACTGGCCATCATTCTCTATGCAACGTGAGATGATAATACATTCTGATAGCATCTTGACAATCTTAGAACCTGACGCACATCACCTAGATAAGTATCAGAGTCTTACTGCTAAGAAAGTCAATGAAACAACTTAGGATATTATGGTTATATCCTAATCAACATATGCGTGTCACCCCTCCAGGTGGCATTGCTATTTTAACTGCATGTTTGAAAAGGGCAGGATATAATAATATAGATTTGTTTGATGCTACTTGGTATCCTGTAGATACTGAGGCAGAATTTGCACGTCCTGATAGAGATAGAGAAAGAGAAAAGAGACAGATGTTCCCAGAGTATAAGTGGGAGAAAGAAGGAGTTGATCTGACTTTAGAAGATGAGAATATGTATGTTGCATGGAGAAAGAAGGTATTAGAATTCAAACCAGATGTAATATTATCTTCTGTTGTAGAGGATACTTATTATCTGTGGAAAAAATTCATGGATCAGATCACAGATTTGAAGTTTATTAGTGTCTGTGGTGGTGTGTTCTGTACCTATTATCCACAAGCATTTGAAGGTAAGTGTGATTATATTTGTAGAGGTGAGGGAGATGAAGCAATACCTGAACTGATGGATCTTATTAGTGAGGGTAAGACAGGTCATCATCTACCTAACATTCATCCTAATCCGATGAGACCTGCAATAAATGTGAACACTCTACCTATAACTGACCATGATATATTTCCAGCAAAATCATTATACAGACCATTCCAAGGTAAGATAGTAAAGATTGGTGTGACAGAAACACAACGTGGATGTCCATTCAAATGTAAGTTTTGTAACTCACCATCTAATGCAGGGTTGTACAAGGAGGAGACTGACAGTTTATTCTTTAGAAAGAGGACTGTAGAGCATCAAGAAGAGGAGTTGAAGTATCTGATAGATGAACACCAGATAGAGGTGTTGTGGATCTTGACAGATACTTTCCTCACTCTGTCAAAGAAAGAGTTTGACAAGTGGGCAACGATGTACAGTAAATACAAATTACCTTTCTTTACTCAGACAAGACCAGAGTTATTGACACCATATCAAGCAAGGACATTGAAAGAACTTGGATGTTTGAAGATTAATATGGGTGTGGAACATGGTGATCCCCAGTTCCGTAAGGATGTTATAGGTAGAGTATATCAAAACGAGAGAGCGATAGAAGCATTTGCTATTGCTAGAGAAGCAGGTCTTTCTACTACATGTAATTTCATCATAGGATATCCATACGAGACTATGGAGCATTGTATGAAGTCGGTTGAGTTAGCAGCACAATTGGGATGTAATGATACTAATGCATTCATATACACTCCTTATCATGGTACACCTATGAGGGATATGTGTGTTGATGCAGGTTTTGTAGACAAGGATCTTATTGTTGAGATGAGAACTGATGATCAGGGAACATACTTGGATATGCCAGCACCTTATATGAGTAAGGAAGAGATACAGTATATGTTCAATAACTTTGTCAGGTTGTTTAGGGAACGTGAGAAGGAGTTGACTTCACGGTCATCCTTTGTTAAAATAGGAGAACCTATACACGCAGGATGAGATACTACACCAACGTTCAAATGGTGGGCAATGACTTCCTTGTCCGAGGGTATGAGGGTGGCAAGAGTTTTACGTCGAGGGAGAAGTTTCAACCCACGATGTTCGTTCCTAGTAAGAAGAAGACTAAGTATAGAACATTAGATGGTAAGTATGTACAGAGTATTCAACCTGGTACTGTACGTGAGACTAGAGAGTTTATCAAGAGTCATGGTGATGTAGATGGATTTGATATTTACGGTAACAACAGATATATCTACCAGTATATTTCAGAGAAGTATCCTGAACAGGAAATAAAATTTGATATAAAGAAGATGAACCTTGTCACCATTGACATTGAGGTTCAGTCTGAGAATGGGTTCCCTACAGTAGAGAAGTGTGATGAAGAGCTCTTACTTATATCTTTACAAGACTATAACACTAAGAGGATTCTAACTTTTGGGGTAGGACCATACAGGACTCAGGATAAGATGGTCAAGTATGTCCAGTGTAATGATGAGTATGATCTCATACAACATTTCATAAACTACTGGAGTCATAATCCACCAGAGGTTGTGACTGGATGGAACTGTCAGTTATATGACATCCCATACCTTGCTAAGAGGATCACCAGAGTGCTTGGTGAGAAGTCAATGAAGAAGTTATCTCCTTGGGGTTTGGTGACCAATGAGGAGATCTATATGATGGGTAGACCACATCTAGTTTATGATATTGCTGGTGTAACTGTTCTTGACTACATGGATTTGTACAAGAAGTTTACATACAAAGCACAGGAGTCATATAGATTAGATTACATTGGTGAGGTAGAACTAGGTAATAAGAAACTAGATCACTCAGAGTTTGATACCTTCAAGGAGTTCTATTCAAAGGGATGGAATAAGTTTGTAGATTACAACGTGCAAGACGTTAGAATTGTTGACGGTCTTGAGGAGAAGATGAAGCTCATTGAGCTTGCTATCACTATGGCATTTGATGCTAAGGTGAACTTTACTGATGTCTTCTATCAGGTTCGTATGTGGGACATGATCATATATAATGATCTGAAGAAGAAAGGTATTGTTATACCACCTAAGAGGGATCAGGATAAGAGTGAGAAGTATGCTGGTGCATACGTCAAGGAACCTAAACCTGGTATGTATGATTGGGTTGTATCTTTTGACTTGAACTCACTGTATCCTCATCTTATAATGCAGTACAACATATCACCAGAGACTCTTCTGGATGGTAGGTTCCCTAACGTCAGTGTAGACAAACTTTTGAATGAGGAGGTAGATCTATCTGGACTAAAGGATGTAACTGTGTGTCCTAATGGTGCTATGTTCACCACTAAGACTCGTGGATTTTTACCCAAACTAATGGAGAAGATCTATAGCGAGAGGGTAGTCTTCAAGAAGAAGATGATTCAAGCAAAAAAAGATTATGAGAAAACACCTACGAAAGCTCTTGAGAGAGAAATCTCAAGATGTAACAACATCCAAATGGCGAAGAAGATTCAACTTAATAGTGCTTATGGTGCTATTGGGAACAATTACTTTCGTTATTATATGTTGGCGAACGCTGAAGCTATTACTCTCGGAGGCCAATTCAGTATTAGGTGGATCGAAAATAAAATGAACCAGTACATGAATCGTGTACTAAAAACAAAGGAGACTGATTATGTTATCGCATCTGACACCGATTCTATTTACTTGCATCTTGGTCCTCTGGTTGAAGTCATATTCAAAGGCAGAGAGAAAGATACTCAGAGCGTTGTTTCGTTCCTTGATAAGATCTGTGAGGTGGAATTTGAAAAGTATATTTCGAGTTCTTATGAAGCGTTGGCCAAGTACGTAAATGCTTATGATCAGAAGATGTTTATGAAGCGAGAGACTATTGCTGAACGTGGTATATGGACTGCTAAGAAAAGATACATGCTCAATGCTTGGGACATTGAAGGTGTTAGGTTTGCTGAACCTAAACTGAAGATGATGGGTATTGAGGCAGTCAAGTCATCTACACCTGCACCATGTAGGAAGATGATCAAAGATGCTATCAGTATTATTATGAATGAGTCTGAAGAGAATGTTCAGAAATATATTCAGAAGGTGAGAACAGATTTTCGTAAGATGGATCCTGCTGAGATTGCTTTTCCCAGAACTTGTAACAATGTTGAGAAGTATAGTAATAGACTAACGATCTATTCTAAGGGTACTCCTATGCATGTTAGAGGATCAATATTATTCAATCATTATTTGAAGGAGAAAAATTTGTTGGGTAAATATAATGTAATCAACAACGGTGAAAAAATCAAGTTCTGTTATCTCAAGAATCCTAATCCGATTCATGAGAATGTTATATCATTTATCAGTGAGTTTCCTAAAGAATTTGGATTGACGCAGTATATAGATTACGATTTGCAGTTTGAAAAATCCTTCATCGAACCGTTGAAGGCTATACTGGATTCTATTGGGTGGTCTGTTGAAAAGCAGATCACACTTGAGTCCTTCTTTGTTTGATGCTATAATGTAAACGTTACGTAATTCTAAATGGATTTACCAATCAACGATAAAGACTTGGCAACAATTATCAAGTCTCTCACACTCGGAGGTGACACATCATTGTATAATAGATTAAAAATTGTAAAGGAAATTAGGGATGAAAATCCTGGTGGACCTTATAAGAAAATAATACGAGAGAAGTATGGGATGGTAATATGATTTTTGAAAAGGTGAGTCTTGTCACGGGTGGGTTTGATCCCATTCATTCAGGACATCTTCGTTATTTTGAAAGAGCAAAGGATTACACAGATTATCTTATAGTAGGATTGAATGGTGATCCTTGGCTCAAAAGAAAGAAGGGACAGTACTTTCAATCTTGGACAGAGAGAGCAGATATACTTCGTCACTTAGACATGGTAGATGCTGTTATCTCTTGGGATGATGCAGATGATTCTGCATGTGGTGCGATTGCAAAGTGCTTAGACATCTCTGACACTGTTGTATTTTGCAACGGTGGAGATCGTGGTAAGGAAAATACTCCAGAGGTTCTTGGGTATGGATCTGAACCACGAGTATATTTTGAGTATGGTGTAGGTGGAACTGATAAATTGAATAGCAGTTCTTGGATACTACACAACTACTTCAATCGTCAACGTAAATTATTAGGTATTTGACATGGATTTTTTAAAAGAAATAGTAAACGAGATAGGATCAGATTATGCTACAGTGGCAGCCGATAAAGAAACTACTGAAGCATTTATCGACACGGGATCGCTTATCTTTAATGGATTGGTTTCTGGTTCCCTTAGCGGTGGGGTTAGTAGCAGTAGAATTACTGCCATCGCTGGTGAAACTTCTACTGGCAAAACTTACTTTGCCCTCGCAGTTGTCAGGAATTTTCTGGACAATAACCCTGACGCTTATGCTTTGTACTTCGATACTGAGTCTGCTATTAACAAAGAACTTTTGGAGTCTCGTGGCATAGATACTAAACGGATTGCTATTGTTGAAGTAGTTACCATTGAAGACTTTCGTGGTAAAGCATTGAAAGCAATAGATATGTATTTGAAAACTCCTACAGATGATCGCAAACCATGTATGTTTGTGTTAGACTCTTTAGGTATGCTTTCCACAGAGAAAGAAATACGAGATGCACTAGATGATAAACTAGTAAGAGACATGACAAAATCTCAACTAGTTAAAGGTGCATTTAGAATGCTCACACTCAAACTCGGTCAAGCCAATGTCCCACTCATCGTCACGAATCATACGTATGATGTCATCGGAGCTTATGTTCCAACTAAAGAAATGGGAGGAGGTTCGGGACTCAAGTATGCAGCGAGTACAATCATTTATCTCAGCAAGAGCAAAGAGAAAGATGGCAAAGAAGTCATCGGAAACATTATCAAAGCGAAGACTGTCAAGTCACGTCTGAGTAAGGAGAACAAACAAGTTGAGATACGTTTATACTATGATGAGCGTGGTCTGGACAAGTACTATGGATTGCTAGACTTGGCAGAGAAACATGATATAATAAAGAAGGTCGGGAATCGATACGAAATCAATGGCAAAAAAGTTTATGCCAAAGAAGTGTATAAGAATCCTGAACAGTACTTTGACCAATACATTATGCAGGCTCTAGAGGAGTGTGCAGCAAAGGAATTTTCTTATGGAAATGCTGGAGAGAGTTGAAAGGTTTGCCCTAACAATTCTAAAAAGTCTGACTCATGACGAAGAGTATGCCAGAAAGGTTATACCCTTTATTGAGTCAAATTATTTTGAGAATCTACCAGACAGAATAATCTTTCAAGAAACTAAAAAGTTTCTTGAGAAGTATGATAAGATTCCTGGTTCTAGTGAAGTTCTTAATGTTGAGATAGGTAATAGAGATGATCTATCATCAGATGATTATCGTAATTGTGAGTATCTTATTGATGCACTTACAGAACCATCACCAGATAAACAATGGGTATTAGATAATACTGAGAAATGGTGTAAGGAGAGAGCAATCTATGGAGCATTAGTAGAAGCTATCAGGATTGCTGACGGTAAGGATGAAAAGAAAAAACCTGACGCTATTCCTAGCATCTTATCAGATGCATTAGCAGTAGGGTTTGATACTCACATTGGTCATGACTACATTGATGATTCAAAAGATCGTTTTGATTATTATCACAGAGTTGAAAATAAGATTCCATTCGATTTGGAATACTTCAATAAGATTACATCAGGTGGTCTCTCTGATAAAACTCTCAATATTGTTCTTGCTGGCACTGGTGTTGGTAAGTCTTTATTCATGTGCCACGTTGCCTCTTCTGTTTTACTACAAGGGAAAAATGTTTTATACATCACACTTGAGATGGCAGAGGAGAAGATTGCAGAAAGGATAGATGCAAACTTACTCAACACTAATATCAAGGACGTACATGAATTACCAAAGAGTACCTTTGATAAAAAGATTGATAAACTTGCAGCAAAGACATCAGGTAAACTTATTATCAAAGAGTATCCTACTGCATCAGCACACGTAGGACACTTCAAGTCTTTATTACAAGAACTGAAGTTGAAGAAATCATTTGAACCTGATATAATATTTGTAGACTATCTAAACATATGTGCTTCTAGTAGATATAGAGGTGCAGTCAACGTAAATTCTTATTCTTATGTCAAGGCAATTGCTGAAGAGCTTCGAGGACTGGCAGTTGAAGCAAGCGTACCAATCTGCTCGGCAACGCAAACTACAAGGTCTGGCTTTACTAGTAGCGACCCTGATCTTACTGACACTTCCGAAAGCTTTGGTCTTCCAGCTACTGCTGATCTTATGTTTGCTTTGGTCAGCACCGAAGATTTGGAGGGACTTAATCAAATAATGGTGAAGCAGTTGAAGAACAGATACAATGACCCTACTATGAATAAGAGATTTGTAGTTGGTGTTGATCGTTCTAAGATGAGATTATATGACTGTGAACAGTCAGCACAAGGTGATATAGTTGACGATACTGAGGTAGTAGAGTATAATAAATCTGAGGAATCTAAAGCAAAATTCGATGACTTCAAATTTTCATAAGTATACAACGTTTGTAAACAAGGTAACTAGCACTGAGTCTAAGGACGCTGATGCTTTCATCTATCGTTTACAAGAACTAGGTGGTGACTTAGCAATACAACGTTTACTTACTGCTGCTGTTGGTATATCTGCAGAAGGTGGTGAGTTTATGGAGATCGTCAAGAAGATGATCTTCCAAGGCAAACCCCCAAGTCAAGATAACTTAGAGCATCTCAAGATAGAACTTGGTGATGTTATGTGGTACGTAGCACAAGCATGTATGGCACTTGATATAAGTCTTGAAGATATATGTGATATGAATATCGATAAACTATCTAAGAGATATCCTGATGGTACTTTCTCTGAGTACTATTCTGAGAACAGGAGAGAAGGTGATAGATAATTATTGTTTTACCTGCCTGAAGATAGGTGACAAATATAATGCAGAGTATGTAAATAAACTGCAGGACATGGTGCGTCAACAATCTGATGCACCATTCTTTTGTTTTACTGACGATCCAACTGATGTTGAGATGCCATGTATTAGAATGGATGTGACTGAGTATAAGGATTGGGATAATTGGTGGGCAGCATGGTGTAAGATATTGATGTTCAATGCTCCACAGATAGAAGGGTTTGATAGAAAGATATTCTTTGACCTTGATACTATTATTCATGGAGATATAACAACATTACTATTACATGAGCATAAGTCACCTAGAAATCATTTCAGTTTAGTTAGATCCTATTGGAGAGGTGCAACATATCAGTTGGCAAATCCTGAGAAGTCAATGTTCAACTCTAGTTGTATGATCTGGAGAGACAACACCCACATATATAAGAAGTGGATGCAAGATCCTAAAGGGCATGTTTCTAAGTATGCTGGAACAGATGATTTCTATCACAATGAAAAGATAGTTCGTAAACCGTTACCACCTATATTCTATTCTTATAGAGAAGGTTATATGGATCAGGGTAGGAAATGGAACGAACCTATATTCATGCAGAAATCTCCTGCACATCAAGTTGCTTTATTACATCAAGATCCTAAACCACATACATTAGATCCTAAAGAACATCCTATAGTAGAATACTGGAATGGAACAACAAGAGTATGATAAGAAGTACCTAGATCAGGATATGCTAGGTAAGAGTTACAAAGGTCCTAAGACAATCTTTCAAGATTGTTTTACTAGGACCATTTTTCATGTTTCATATACTTGTCCTGATTTAGAAGCAGCAAAGCATTGGTACTGTGATGTACTAGGATGTAGTCTTACATATAATTTGAAGTTTGGTTTGTATGGTGAGAATGCTAAAGGTGTACCTGGATTTATTGTTGGTATGGCAGGTCATCATGTTTCTATCATAGAAGGTCCGTCATCTATACCACAGTATGATGACAAGTGGCCAAGACATTATGGTCCTATCTTCTTAGATTACCATGAGTATATGGCAATCGCAAAGCATTGTGTAGAGCATCCAGAGATAAATTGTTTCAAGTCTAGATGGAATGAAAGACCAGGTAGAAAAGATAGAGAATTAGAAACAGTTACTACTGGTATGACACAGAGTGGACAAAATGTACCACATCATAAGACAATAATATGTGATCCATGGTATAACTGGTTAGAGTTTAAGTATTATGCATTACCTCAACAGATACATGCTAAGGGTGTAGATAAAGAAGGAAGAAAAGTTACTAGTGGATATCCAGAACTTTATGGTAAGTCATATGATGATCTAGAGAAACAATATCCTCACATGCCACACTTAACTTATGGTGATGGAAAATCTATTACTCGTATTGAAGGAGATAGTTTACCTGCTTTAGACTAAATATCTCCGACAGGAGGTATTATGTCTGCAGCAACAGAGAAACAAGAAAATACTTCTAGATTATTTTTCGAAACTTATTTGAATGCTAGTGGAAACATGTCCCAATATCAAAGGGAGCAGTTAGAAGAAGCAGCATTTTATGGAACTAATGCTACATATCCAGATGTAGGGATGAGGAATGGTCAACCAATCAATACTCCCTTTGCTCGTGCATGGAGACAGAATTTTTATTCTCAATTAGAAGCACTTGGTATGTTCATGTCATCCTACGGTGTTCATAATAAGAATGGATGGCAGTGGTCTAGGGGTAATGGGATGATGGGATTTTTGAATAGTATAGCACTGCAAAGATGTGGAGTATCTACATTAGATAACTGGAACCCAATGGATATAGTTGGAGTACAGGCATCTGCTGATAGTATTATAAGACAAACCTGTGAAGCTATGATCATACCTAACCCAAGTACTCCAGAACAGAAGGAAACTAATAAGGGTATATTGAATGAGATAATGATAGAGATGATAGAAGAGAATAAGTTGATGCCTGTATCTTTGAAGTTTATTGATGAAAGAAAAAGAGAAAGACCTTCCTTTGAGGTTAGTCGAGAACTAAAAACTGCAGCACAAACATTAGCAGCAATACGTCATTTTAGAGTAGAAGAATTGAGATGTGATTTGAACTGGAATGTTGCTGGTAGAGAATGGACATCTAACCAAGAGTTTTCTTACTTCCTGAGGGATAGGGATCTTAGTATTAAGATACAGGGAAGAGCATTTGGTGCTAGAGCAGCAAGAGAAAATCCACAGCATGAAGGTACACCTGAAGGTGCTGGTGCTAAACTAGGTAAGGCTGCTATTCAGGAACTAAGAAATTTTGTTACAAATATACAGTTGGTTGCACCTGATACTCCTACTCAACACCCTCAAATACCAGCAGCAGGTGAGACATGGACAAATGAAATGAAGAGTTACTGGGTAACTTTGCAAAACTCTTTAGCATCTGCTACTATAGGTGGATCACCTATAAACTTTATGTCACCTGGTACTACAACTCAGAATGGATTTCGTGCTGCATTAGATGCAGCATGTGATGATGATGAGAATGAAAGGTTTGTTGCTAATGATCCTAAAGTACCTTGTGGTAATAGATTATGTACTAAACTATGGGCATTAGAGTGGTTGAAAGTTTATCAACAAATTGATAGTGCTAATAGGTTTGATGCTTTCATGCAGTGCATGTATAAGGCATGTAAAAAAGAAGCACCAGGTATGGGACCATTTATTAAAATAGCAGGAGCATGAAGAAAGTTATTGATGCAATGATAGTAGAATATACTATCAAGAAAAGAAGAAAGCAACTTCAGAACTTAGAGATCAAAGAGTTTATGAGGTTTTTTATTGCGTTCACTGAGAGTGATGATAAATATAAAGGAATGCAGGCTCCTGGCCTGACTTTTATACATCAAAATCGTAAACAAATTTATCAACAGATAAGTGAAGCAGTTCCTAACATTCATAACCGAGGCAAGGGTTACCAAAGCATCGCAACAAGCGAGGCGATTGGGATTAGTCGGAGACGGTCACGGTGACTGGTACGACAAGCAAGGCAATCTAAAAGCTAAGACTATTGCTGGTGAACTGAAACAGTTTGTCGGTAGAGAGAAAGCTGCTGATGATGCTAGTTCTCGTGAACCTGCTGAAAGAGGAGTGGCAGCACCTCGTTCTGGTATTGCTAAGGATATAGTAAAGAACCTTGGTCTTGAACCAGATTCATCAGCAAGTGGTGCTGGTAGTGGTGGTCCTGTAGATTCAGGAACACAAGCAGCAATGGCTGCTGCTAAGAGTGCTGGTCCTTTGACTATTGCATTTGATAAGTTTGATGATGATAGTGTCAGTAGTAACATCTTCTCAACAGTTGAGGAGTTATCTGCTGGTTCTACCTTTTACATTTTCCCTAGTAGGGATACCGATATAGAGGAGTTGAAAAATGTCTACCCTGAGATTAGCGAGTCCATCATTGACGACAAGAACGCAGAGTCGATCTTCGATGTCCTCCAGTCATTATACGAAAATGGGTTTGATGCAATTAATATTGTGGTTAGAAAATCCAGAGCAAAAGCAATAACAGAACTTGCTTTAGAACAGAATGGAGTTCTGTATCATTATGTAATGTTGAATGTTATACCTGCTGAAGAGAAGTCTATCAGGGAACAATACATTGCTGGTGATATATTTCAATTAGGATCTATGATTGAATATAATAGTAGATCTGGTAAGGTAATTAGAAGAGGTGCTAACCATCTTATCTGTTTAGATGAGGATAAACAAATGTTTAGATGCTGGATATCTGAAGCAAAAGAAGTAAGTTTTAGGTTGCCAGTAGAATTCTAACTAAATAAATACAACGGTAAAGAAAATTAAAGTCATGAGTAATCCTTGGGCAGATAGCTTTGATGAATATCGCCAATCAATTATTGGTGAGGGCAAAGGAAAGAAAGAGCCTCGCTGGCAGGATGATGACTGTGATGATAAGTGGTACGAGAAAAGTGATACTGATGGTAAGATTAGTAAGAGAGAAAAGAAAGAGAAGGCGAAGCACTATGTCAACGCTAAAGAAGATATTACCTTGACTAGGGGTGACTATGGATCTAGGAATGTACCAAATTCTGCTTGGAGTACTGCATCTAAAAGAGGTTTCAAAGGATATAAAGCAGGTGGTGGTCTAACACCTCAATTCAAATTAGCAGATGAGTTTCAATTAGAAGGGAATCAAAGAGATCCAGAAGGTCAGGAGAAAGATAGGAAGACATCTAAGCAATCAGATCCTTCTAAGGATAACTTCACTGGTATCTCTGGTAGCATTGCTACAATTATGAAACAGAATGCTGCAATGAAAAAAGCAGCAAAGAAAAAGAAAGTTAAGGAAGAAGTAGTTACTGAAAAAATTAGTGCTTCTGGTTATGCTCGTGCTAAGAAGTGGAGAGAAGAGCAAGCAAGGGAAAAGGATAGAAAGGAACAGGAACACTTCAGAAAGAAAGCACAGACTCATAAGTGGGATGGTGAGAAGTGGAATAAGAGGGAACCAAGTGGAGAAAAGAACGAAAATGTTGAAATAAATCATATTGATGGTAGTAAGACTGAGATAGTTGATGTAGTAAGAAGACCTGCTATGGTTGCTGCTCCTAAGTTCTCTGACTGGAAGGAGGAAATGGAGTGGCAAGATGAAGCATTGAAGCCTGATAAATTGAAGATCAAGGAAGGTGGTGTGAAGAATAAGATTGAGATCAATCCAGATGTAAAGACAGAAGGATATGCTTCAACGAAGAGGAAAGAAGTTAAGAAAGCATTGAAGAGAGATAGACCATCTCTTAGTTCAAAGGAAAGAAAAAAGATTGCATCTAACGTAGTAAAGAAAAAAGGTGACACTAGTAAGTCTGATGACAGATATGCTTATGAAGAATATGACAATACTAAATCTCCTGATTACGAGAAGAAGAAAAAAGCTCTTGCTAAAAAGCATGGTGGAAAAAAGAACATAAAGGGTCATCCACAGTATGAGCATCATGACATTGATGAAGATGTTCAATCACTAGTAAAAAAAGTTCTTGATAGAGGAACTAAATTTGTAAATCAGAATCCTGTTGGAAAGGCTCTTAGTAATGTAGTAAAACCTTGGAAGGCATCTGATGGTGGATCTAATAGAACATCAGCTACTGCTGCATCTCAAAAAGCAAAAGGTCTTAGAGTTGCTGAACAAGTAGAGATAGAGGAAAAAAAAAAATTAAGTAATTGTTCTCCTTTGATAGATAGGGTTTCTAAATGGTCTAAGACCATGAAGAAAGAAGAAGTGATATCTGAAAGAGATAGAATTAAGTATCTCAAGGGTGGTAATAAAGATGCTCTCAATCAACCTCCAGGTAAGGTCATCAAGCATGGTGTTAATGGGGTCAACTATAACTTAGTGCAAAATGCTAGTAACAAGACTGTTACTTCTTCATATGAACCCGAAGGTGAAGTAATTGATGAGAAAAAGAAAGGTTTAGATGGTAAGGCATGTTGGGATGGATATAAACTTGCTGGTACTAAAAAGAAAGGTGGTAAGACAGTTGATAACTGTGTAAAATCAGAAGATTATTATTCAGGACAAGGTGAAAAGATTCAGAAGAGAACTTTGGCAGGGATGAGAAAGAAAGGACAGAAGGGTGCTCCTGGTTTAGATGCCCATAGGGAAAGGATTGATAGTCATAAGAAAAAACGTAATAAGAAGAAGGGTGAGGAAGTAGATGAGGGAGTATTTACTACTGGTGCTGCATTAACTGCAGCTGGATTAGCTGCATGGAAATTGCATCAAGGAATGAAGTCTGCTAATAAAATAAAGCAAGATGCTAAGAGTGGTAATAAGAATACTCTTGGTGGTAGACTTCAGAATCGTACCAATCAGCTGAATCAGATGATGAATCAGTCATATGAACCAGAAGGTGAAGTAATTGATGAGAAGAAGAAGAAAGATGATACATACTTAGAGACCGACTTTAATAAACGCTTGAAAAATAATGAGAAGGCGAGAAAGGATCTTCGGAAAGGTCCACAAATGAAAAACCCTCACTTGGAATCTATAGAAGTTGTTGTTGAATTGAACAGGTATGGTAAGGAAACTGGTAAAGCAACTGGTTCTTTAAACAAAAGACCTGGTAGTCCAGTAGCGAAAGGTGGTTCTGGTAAGACTGCAGTCAATGTAGTTAGAAATAAAATTCGTAAGACAGAAACTGGTAAACCTGAAGGTCAACGTAAGACTAGAAAAAAGGGTGAGAAGACTGCTGACATGAAAGGACCAAGTGCTAAGTTGCAAAAAAATATCAGTAATCTCCAGAAAAAGAGAGCACTTAATAAGAAAGCAAAGGATGCAGGTTATAAGAGTACTCAAGATTATGTGAATGTGAAGGCAAGATATCCTGATAAATGAGTAACATGAACTACATTCAAGAAGTTTCCATTGAAGAAGTGGAAGTACTAGTTGAATCCTTACTACAAGAAGGATATACAGAACAAGAAATACTATCAGAGTTAGAAAGAAAGGGTATTGGTGTTGCTATTACAAGCAAAGTCCTTCAAGGAGTAGCACATGCAGCTAAGAAGACATATCAATTTGGTAGAGCAACCAGACAATTTGTCAATCGTGGTGTAAAAGATGCAAAGTTAGTTAAGGATATAGATAAGACTGCTAGGACATTGAGGAATGTAAATACAAGTAAGAAGACAAATACTTTCAAGGGTTTTAAAGCTAGAGCAGGGGCAATAGTTAATAGAGTCAAAGGAAAACTAAACAGAACTGATATAAAAGCAAACACTCCATCTGTAACTAAAAAACCAGTTGAAGTATTAGGAGGTGCTGCTACTACTAAAGGTGGTAGTAAAACTATGAAGAATGTTACTCCAAAGAGGACTCAAATTGGTGCTGGTATAAAGAAAGTTACAGATACTATAAAAACTACTGGTACTAATGTTGCTAAAACTGGTACTAATGCTGCTAAAACTCCAGTTGCTAAAGTAACAAATTCTGGTAAGAAAGAAGTTACTCCTAAGAAGAATCCAGTAGTAAAGAAAGTAGATTCTGATAGAGCAAGAAGTGTTGACAGGGCTTATGGAGCACAAATAGCACAGACAAGGAAACTGAAGGGTAATGCTGCTGCTGATAAACAAAGAAATAAATTTATCAATAGAGCTATTACATCTAAAGAGATGGATGAATCTGTAAAAGATGAGTTGCTATCTAGTGCAAGGAAGAAGCATAAGAAAGCTAAGTCCTTCAAACAATGGCGTAAAGATTCAGAACAAAAACCTTTAAGGAAAGGTGAAGTACGTAAGTTAGTAAACGGTAAGTGGGTAAGTAATAAAAAAGAAGAGGTAGAACATATTGATGAGAAGAAGAAAGGTCTATGGGATAACATCCATGCTAAGAGAAAGCGTGGAGAACCTCCTGCTAAGAAAGGTGACAAAGATTATCCTAAGACATTGAATGTAGAAGCTAAGACTGCTGCATGGCAACGTAAGGAAGGTAAGAACAAGAAGGGTGGATTGAATGAGAAGGGTAGGAAGTCTTACGAACGTGAGAATCCTGGCTCTGACTTGAAAGCACCGCAACCTGGTGGTGGACCTAGAAAGAGATCATTCTGTGCTCGCATGGGTGGTGTCAAGGGACCGATGAAGAAACCTGATGGGTCTCCAACTCGTAAGGCATTAGCACTCCGTAAGTGGAAATGCTAAAGCCTATATAATTTACGTTATTTTTGAACGATGATTAATTTTTTAATGCCGATAGCTATCAGTATCATCAACAAAGCAGTTGATAGGATACCTGACGATCTTGATTCTGTTATCAAGGATTTCCTAATCAAGTTGCTCAAAAGAGCAGCAGCAAAGACAGGGAACAAGGTAGATGATGAGTTGGTTCTAGCACTGCAGAAAGCATTACTAGAGTCTTGATCATATAAATATACTTACAATAAAGGACGAAAAAAGATGGCACCACTTTGGGGTAAGTCAGCAGCTTCTGCAACAAATAAG